TTTACAACTATAAATGTCAAATTGAGCCATTGCTGGTTGGTTTTGGTCCCAAATATGTATTGATGAATGTGATGTTGCGAGTGTTACTGTACCTGTTAATCCCTCATTACCTGGATAATCCACGTAAACACTTGTCGGACCACCGACTACCTCCATTTTAACTTTATGAACTAAATCAACAAACCATTTGTTGAGAACCTCCACCTCTTTCGGTGGGTTTGTAATCCAAATCTTCATCAAAAGATGTTGGTGATACGGTACGAATTCTTCTTGCATTAATATGTTTTTACTATAACATATATATCACGAAAATTGTATTTTTCTACGTTAGATTTTATTTAATTAACCAAGATGAAGATTGTATTTTATCCCCCAAACCGTCAATCAATTTTATACCTAACCAATCACATACTTGTCTCTCGGGAATTGTATCGTTAATTTGGTCCCCACCATTAGCAAAGAATAGTTCGTCCGACTGGTCCTCCAAAGAATGAATCATACCAATTGTTTCACAAACAGTTCTATCCTTATCGATGGATAAAAACACCCGGTCAACCATTTTTAGATTTTGGATTATGAAAATTCTCTCATCTTCATCTTGGAACTCTTTACTACCCTTTAATTCCCTCTGTTTGTCGTTATTAACAATTACATAGAGTTTGTCACCGTACTCCTTGGACTTATTGAAATACTCAATGTGTCCCTTATGAAGAGGGTTAAAATATCCACTTACAATAACAATTTTCATATGTTAATTATTTTGTGAGTCCATAATAAACTCCAGCCGCAATTGTGTACATAAAAATAGACGTCCAAATTAATAGAAAGGTTCCTAAACTAACCATCACAATAAATAAGAATACCCTAATTATTTTTTCAAAAATATTTTCCATATCGTTTTAAATTATTTTGTAAACTTACGAAAATTTTTAATAAATTCTTTTTCGTACTTTTTAAGTTCTTTTGTGTCTAATCCATTATATAAACCAGTTGACATAAAGGCATTAATTTCATCATCAATAATCTTTTTATCGTTCACATATCCCATCTTGATTAGTTTCTTTTTTAACTTCTCATAATGAGTTGGTTTGATTTTTTTTATAAGTTTAGTGACCGATTTTTTATACTCACTGTTAGTAAAATATATTCCGTGAGCAATCTCGTGATCCATTGTCTTTAAGTCTTTACTACTCGCACCAATCAAATACCAATCAGTTTGTCTACCATCGTTCTTTTCCATTACATCATTTGTACAATACCAATAAATGTCATTCATAATCAAATCGTATTCGGTATCTTTACAAAATATGTGGTGTGCTTGTTGTAACATATTACTCGGTATGTTATAACCTGCCCAATCGTCCGGATATGTGAACGTTCTTTTTTTCCAAGAGTTTTTATAGAATCTCATGTACTCCATCCATGTAAATGGTTTACCTCTAAATTTTTTGTATGGTGATTCATAGAATTCTTGATAACGACAGAACAACATGGCTCTATCATAATCGTCATCAATGGTCACACAATATATTCTTGGTTTTACTTCTTTAACAACCCCCTTAACTAACGGATGATTGATTTTCATTTGTAATCATTTTATATAATTTATCCGCAACCATTTGGTTTGCCTTTACTCCCATATGTTCATCATTAGACAATCCGTATGTTTCATGTTTAATTAATAACTCCTCATCATCGGCCCATTGACCCATAGGTCTTTCAAATTTATCACTAAACCAAACAAAGTTGTAATTTAATTTAACTTTTTTTCTTTTTAAAAAATAATCTAAATCACCACTATCCATAATGATATGTTCAACATCATTTAACTTTAAAAAAGAAATCAACCCAACTAAATTCGCCATCCACTTGTCTCTTTCAAAATAGTAATCAACAAAACTGTTAAAGTAAGTTGTTGCGTCCTTGTGTATCTTATGTGTATCTTTTTTATTATTACCACAAGCAACATCAGTCTCATCATCGGGAGATAAAATATTACCAACCGTCATATTAATTGTTCTACCTAAATCAATTGAATTTAACTCCTCTCTCCAACCTGGAGGTACCTCTAATATAACTAAAGTCTCTTTTATTGTTGAGTGGTTTTCTAAAAGATAATCGTATGTTTTTCTTAACATACGAGTAACGGACCCGCCAGGTGCTCCCTCGTTTATAATTTCAACGTTTAACTTTTTTGCGAGTATGTTTGGATAAGCAAAATCTAAATGATTATCAATATCAATATTGTGTTGTTCTTTGTAAATTTTCTTAACATCTTTCCATATGAATCCAGCACCAATACATTGACTCCCACCACAAACGTATATTTTTTTTATGTCTCTCATAAACAACTTTTTAAAATCTCCCTACAAAGTTCTTCGGGTATTTTACTTCTTTCGTATGCATTTGCTCGACCTTGTGTTCCTGTTCTACTACCTCTTGGTGCCGCAACATGACAAGGATCTCCATTCTTACACATAGGTTTTGGAACCCATACATCGCTGTTGGTCCATATGTCAGTTGGTTTCATTCGTTCATCTCCGTACTGACAATATGTAACAGAATTCTTTTTCAATCCTTTAACGACATCTAATTTACGAAGAACTCCACGTGGGTTTTCCATAAACCAATATGTTGGTTGAAAGTGATTGATGATTTCCAACGTCTTCCTAACTAACTCAATACCTAATTTTGCGGTTTCTGTTTTAGGTATGTAGGCACCTTTGCCACCAGCCCAATGATGACCAATCGCCGCAACACTGAAACCGGTACACGGTGGTGATGCCCAAATTACATCGGGTTGAAAGGGAACTTTATTCACATCAAAATCTAATATACTAATTGGATAATGAATACCTTCAAATTCAATTAAATCGGATGAGAACACTTCCATTCCTAATTCCTCGGCAATCTTTCCTACTGAACGGCTACCGGCAAATAATTCTAACACTTTCATTAACGTAAGTGTTTAAATTTGTTTGCAAGATTATTAATGAAATTTTCCTCTTCTAATGATAATAAGTCTCTACACTTTGCAAGACGTTCTAGGTTCTCCCAAAATATTTGGTCATTGACATTAGGTCGACAAACACCATGGTTTTTACTTGTTGTTTCTTCCGAAGGTTGGATGTATCCATCTTCTTCTAAGATTTCAACTAACCTTTTCAATTCTGTGTTGCTACAAGATTCGACAAACTCACTTGGGTCGATGTCTATTTCAGTTGTAAATTCTGGCATAATATTTTGTTTTATTGTTTAATAAAAATATACAAAATAAAATTGAGAATAAAAAATTACAAAGAAAAAGATTCTCCACATCCACAGGTGCGGGATGCATTAGGATTAACGAACTGAAACCCCTTTCCGTTTAGACCACCACTATATTCCAATTCGGTTCCATACAAATATAATAGAGATTTGTTATCAACTAATATTTTTACACCTTTATCTTCAGCAAGAGTATCTGATGATTGTTTTTCTGTGTCGAATGAAAGGTCATAAGATAACCCACTACACCCACCACCTTTAACCGCCACTCTAACATATGGCGTTGCAAATCCACTTTCTTCGATTAGTGAATTTAACTTTACCGCTGCCGTTTCTGATACTGTTACCATTAGATATGATTTTCTTCAAAGATTAATTCTTCTAATCCTTGTTTTTGTTTATAATCGTTTATTGCGGATTTAATGGCGTCTTCAGCCAATACCGAGCAATGTATCTTAACTGGTGGTAATGATAGTTCTTCTACCAAATCCATGTTATCAATTGTTAAAGCATCGTCGATACTCTTTCCTTTTAACCATTCTGTGGCAATGGACGATGATGCTATTGCTGAACCACATCCAAAAGTTTTAAATTTAGCATCAACAATGATATTGTCAATTACTTCAATTTGTAGTCTCATGACATCACCACATTCAGGTGCTCCCACTAATCCCGTACCTACATTAGATTTACTTTTATCCAAAGTACCTACATTTCGTGGGTTATTGAAATGATCTATTACCTTATTTCCGTATGCCATAATATTTGTTTATATGATAAATATCAGTTAATTAGTTCATCCGTAATAATATTATGGTCATTTAAGATTTCGTGTATCTTTTCATACACCAATTCTAAAGCATCATATTTGTCAATTTCTTTACCCTCCATTGACCATTCTAAACCTTTTTTAGTGTTATGTACAATGTCCCATAAAGCCATTGCCATATCTAAAGATTTAACCGCTCTTAGATGTGCCATAACATCATCCGGATCACTCAAATCGTATTCTAACGTTGCTTTCGCCATAAGTCACTTAGTTTTTTAGTTGGTCGTTTAGTTTTTAATTTCCCATCTTGGGTTTCTTCCATTAAAGGTGCTCTCCAAATTTCATAAGTAATCCACAAGAATATTGTAATAAATAATGCTCCTAATATTTTCATGTGCGTATTTTTATTTTGTGAAATATTGTGTTTTCCAAAACTGCCACCATTTCTTTTTTTGAACTGGTTTACATTCTGAAAATGGATTATTTCCAAATGAAACTGAATTTGAGTATTTTGATGTCAACACATTTAAAAACACTTCGTGGTATTTTTTTGGTATCTCGTCAAAATCCGCACTAATGTTAACATTCAAATACTTTGGTCCATCCTCAGTATAAACTATAAATTGTTCATTCATACTAATAATAGTGCTGGCCTTTATGTTTAAGTATTTTGTTCCACCTAAATTTAGATCACCACTAATATGTTTTTTAAATTCTTCATCTGACATATTTTATTCTGTTTCGTGATTTATAAAATTTTCATACTCCAATTGAAGTTCGGGATGTTTTTCGAAGAAATAATCTCTTGTCAATTCATGTCTCCCCAATTCAACCTTAATGATAAATAATTCATCATGTAAACTATCTGATACGTGAGTTAAAGTGTCAATTTTGTTTTTTTGTTCCTTTACAGTTATGATACTATTATTCCACATTACCGTTAACCATAATGATGTTAAAATTGATATTACAAAAGCGGTTTTTAATCTGGTTTCGGTTGTCATTAGACTAAATTTTTAATGTCCAATAATGTCTTTTCAACATCTTGTTCTGATAAATAACCAAGAACATCATCGGTAATTGGTGTGTCGTATGTGATTCCACCGTCTTTACCAAAGACAGCTAATTCATATAATCCCTTTGAACCACCATAAGTATGTGGTCCTTGTACAATACTCGCACCATATCCATTTGAGAATTGAACTATACACTGTTGTCCCATTCCTGCTGGATGTGATTGAAAGTTCAGTTCTTCGAACACTACTGTGTTGAGATTATTTGTTGGTCTTTCTGTTGTTTTCATGTTAAAATATTTCTTCAGCAATACCTAAGACTTCTGCCAGTCCGAACAGTGTTGCTGCAATTTTTACATCACCTTGAAAAAGAAAAAAACAGGCACCAAATCTGATGCCTGATTTTACAATACTTATCCAAAAATGACTATTTGATTTTGATTCTTTAGGTTCCATAATCTAATATAGTTATTTTTTTTGAGATTTCAAAACTTTTTGTGATTCAATATAATTGTCAATGAAGTTGATTCGTTGACCAATCCAATACATTACATTAACGGTCATTGAATTACCAATTGCACCTTTAATGCTTGAATATGATGGTTTCTTACCATCAACTTCAAAGTCTAAATAACCATCAGGAAATCCTTGAAGTCTTTCAAGTTCTCTTTCAGTAAAGACACGAATCGATTCATTGTCAACCCAATAGTTTGATGTTGATACTTTACCAAACCCATCGACTAATGTCCGTGCATATGACTTAGTTACTGTACCTGCGAGTTTAATGTGTCCAAGAATATTTTGGGTGTACTCATCCCTCTTGATTTTATTCTTTTCTTTAACGCTTTCAAAACATCCTTCTTCAAATAATACTGAGAATGGGACTTTCCAATTTTTTCCACGATATCCGACAATGATGATTCTTTTGCGTCGTTGGGGAACTCCGAAGTATTGGCTGTCGAAAACCCGATAAGCGATTGAGTACTCTTCTCCTTGGACGATTCCTTGTTTGTCAAGGTCTTGGACTTGGAAGTTAGTACCTGTGAAAGAGGAGATGATTTCACACAACGCTCTTCTGTGTTTTTTCTTAAAAACGCCTTCGACATTTTCCCAAACGAACCATCTTGGTCGTTTGTCTTTAAGAACTTCTCCATACTTAAGGGAGAGTTGACCACGGATATCATCCATTCCTTTGTTGAGTCCTGCATCGGAAAAAGATTGACAAGGCGTTCCTCCGACCAATACGTCGCAGTTGAGGTTTTTGTAGGTTTCATAATCGTTTAGTTTAGTTAAATCAGAAAATAATGGGACGTTAGGATAGTGATGTGACAATACTTTTTGAGGGAAAGAGGCGTAGTCACATAAACCTACACACTCCCAACCTAATGGTGACCAAGCTACCGTGGCAGCCTCAATCCCACTACATACCGAGAAATACTTCATTTGTTATTTAGTTTAGTAGTTTAAGAACAAGACAAATT